TAAACCGTAAAATTCATGGAGTCTCGTAATTAAACCAACCAGTAGCTATGTATTTCTCTTTTATTTTCGATATCTGTCCTTTGTGAACATGTGTCCATCCAGATGGCCATATGCTGACTCTTCCAGTAATTGCTTCCATGGTAAACCCTTGCTCAAGGAACATTGTGCCCCCATCTGAGCAATCATTCAGATTTATCATCCATGCCAAAGCACGTGTAGTTTGTGGATTTGGATAATTCACGAAATTGGTCGTTTCATGATGCCACAACTTAAAACCCCCATTTGGGTTATAGTGCTGAATATTGAAACTGTCAAATAGTGAAAATCTGTCAGTATGCTGTAATCCCTTATGTTCTTTCTCGTATCTCTCGAATGCTTTTACTAAGGCACCGTATATGATCTTATGAGTAAAACCAGACTCAGAGAACCTCGTATAGAGGTCTGTAGAGTCCTTTAACTCAGGATCGACAAAACCATACCCTATCTGCCCTGACTCCTTCTCAGGGTGTTTTTGGAAATATTGAATTATGACGTTACAATCATCGGCAGTCAATATATCATCATATATGCCAATAAAGTTCATTTAATCATCGTATACTAGGCACTCAGGTTCGTCTGGGTGTAAATCACAGAATAATTCTAGAACTGATGGATCATGATGATCTCCTGCTTCGATCTCCTCTTTATGGTGATCAGCATACTCTTTGAGTTCTTGAAGTTCTGCTTTATAGTGCCTTCTGGCAGCAGATGACATCATTGGATCGTCAACAAGACTTTCGTCTCTTTTGATGTGTTCTTCTATTGTTTTCATTGTTGTACCTCGTTGATACACTACTATTTATGGAAAAACCCTATGGGCAAAAAATACCCGAAATATTTTTTCCACTTTTTTTGGGAATAAAAGTCGAATTTCCCCACAGTATAGCATAAAAAAAGACCCCTGTGAAGGGGTCTTGATCCATCTCGAACATTATTATCTATAATGCGTTACCTCTTGGTAATACTTCCTCTGGGAAGACGAAGTTCTCATGAGGTTGGTCTACAGATGACATCCAAGCTCTCATGCCTTCATTAAGAAGAATGTTCTTAGTATAGAAGGTTTCAAACTCTGGGTCTTCTGCTGCCCTTATCTCTTGTGATACGAAGTCGTATGCTCTGAGGTTAAGTGCTAGACCTACAATACCTATAGATGATGTCCACATACCCATAACAGGTACGAATAACATCAAGAAGTGTAAGAATCTCTTGTTAGAGAATGCGATACCAAATATCTGTGACCAGAATCTGTTCGCTGTGATCATAGAATAAGTTTCCTCATCCTGTGTAGGATCGAACCCTCTAAACGTTGTGCTTAGTGACTCTCCCTCACTATAGATTGAACTGTCTTCATACAAGGTGTTCTGTACTGTAGCACCATGGATGGCACATAGTAATGCTCCACCTAGTATTCCTGCTACACCCATCATATGAAATGGGTTCAGTGTAATATTGTGGAAACCTTGAATGAATAATATGTAACGGAAGATTGCTGCCACACCGAATGATGGTGCGAAGAACCAACTGTGTTGCCCTAATGGGTAGATTAAAAAGACGCTAGTGAATACTGCGATAACTGCTGAAAATGCTAGAGCATTGTAGGGTCTGATACCTACAAGTCCTGCGATCTCAAACTGACGGAGCATGAAACCTATGAGTCCAAAGACTCCATGTAATGCTACAAAGTTCCATAGTCCACCTAGTTGACACCATCTTACGAATGATCCTTGTGCTTCAGGACCCCATAAGAACATAAGACTATGACCTACAGCGTCACCAGGTGTAGAGACTGCTGCTGTCAAGAAATTTGCTCCCTCTAAGTAAGAGGATGCGACACCATGTGTGTACCAACTCGTAACGAATGTAGTTCCAGTGAACCATCCACCGATTGATAAGAAAGCACATGGTAGTAGTAATAAACCAGACCAACCTATGAATACAAATCGGTCACGTTTCAACCAGTCATCGAGTACATCAAACCAACCTCTCTCAGTTTGTTGTAAGGTAGATGCTACCATTAATTTCTCCTAATAAAGAAGGGGTCACGAAGACCCCTTGTTGTTGTTTTGGTTAAGTTATTAACCGATTGAAGGTGCTGTTAAAGCAACTGTTGTTGACTCTGCTGAAGCAAGGTCAAGTGGGAAGTTGTGAGCATTTCTTTCATGCATAACTTCCATACCTAGGTTTGCTCTGTTAAGAACATCGCCCCATGTAGGAACGATCTTACCATTAGCATCTACTACTGACTGGTTAAAGTTGAAACCATTCAAGTTGAATGCCATTGTACAGATACCCATTGAAGTCAACCACACGCAGACTACTGGGAATACACCAAGGAAGAAGTGTAAACTTCTTGAGTTGTTGAATGAAGCATACTGGAAGATAAGACGACCAAAGTAACCGTGTGCTGCTACTATGTTGTATGTTTCTTCTTCTTGTCCAAACTTGTATCCATAGTTCTGTGACTCTAAACCTGTTGTCTCTCTAATAAGAGAAGAAGTTACGAGTGAACCATGCATTGCTGCGAAGAGTGCTCCTCCGAACATACCTGCTACACCTGCCATATGGAAGGGGTGCATTAGGATGTTGTGCTCTGCTTGGAATACAAACATGAAGTTGAATGTACCTGAGATACCTAGTGGCATACCGTCAGAGAAAGATCCCTGTCCNAATGGGTAAACCAAGAACACAGCAAATGCTGCTGATACTGGTGCTGAATAAGCAACACAGATCCATGGTCTCATACCTAATCTGTATGATAGTTCCCACTGTCTTCCCATGTATGCTGAGATACCGATTAGGAAGTGGAAGATAATTAACTGGTAAGGACCACCATTGTACAACCATTCGTCGACAGTTGCTGCTTCCCACATTGGGTAGAAGTGTAGTCCGATAGCGTTTGAAGATGGAACTACAGCACCAGAGATGATGTTGTTACCATATAAGAAAGAACCCGCTACTGGTTCTCTGATTCCGTCGATGTCGACTGGAGGTGCTGCTATGAAAGCAACGATAAAGCAAGCCGCGGCTGCTAATAGGCAAGGGATCATCAAGACACCGAACCAACCAACATAGATGCGGTTGTTTGTGCTTGTAACCCACTCGCAGAACTGAGGCCATCCCTNTAGGATGCCTTGTTCCCTTTTTGCGATTGTTGTCATGAGGACGTNAAAAATAAGTAGGGCTCAAAGGGTAGAGCGATACTATATTTCCAGTAATCCCTTCACTACTGGATATGAGAGACGTAATTTAATGTCCCATAGGTCTCGGTTAACGGGACAATCTTAGTATATAGGCTTTTGTTAAGTTTTGTCAAGCTTGGGTTGACAGATTGCTAATCGTCCATCATCGCACCCATCATGACCACGAAGAGTGCGGTCACCATAGTAGTCCCTGATAATATCATTAGGAACATGGGTAGGATGTGGGAGAAGTCCATTAGATTAGTCCAAGAGATCCACATGTGATCCCTACGGTTAGAAAGAATATGAATTCAAAGATAGGATAGTATCCTGCGTTCTTTAATAAGAATTGAGTCATTTGTGCTTGTGCTCCTCAGCTATTTGATTAAGAAAAGACGAACGGTAATCCGTTGAGTGCTGTGTAACCTAGTACACATGCGAATGCTATTTGATAGATCATCCTTGTGCTCCTTGATAGACAGGGGACATCAACCCACCACCCTCGTCATCGTCGTCGTCGCTACCGTCAAGTGCTCTCAACAACAATTCAATCCCTACCAACGCTACNACAGGGTAGAACACCCAGAGTAAAGCGAATGAGGAAGAGATTGAAGTGGTTTCTAAGGGGAAATTTCCCATGTTAAGTTAAGTTTTGTTACGAGTAAGTATTTAGTTTTGTTAAGTTTTACACCCACACCTGTGTCAATGTACTGAGGCTAACAGCACACATAAAGATGTAGGGTACAACTTTGAAAGGTACAGGTGTTCTATTCATTACACAAAACCTGGAATGATTTGACCTGTTGTAAAGTAAGCACCTAGTGCTGCTATGATGCCGAGCATGGCNAATCTNCCATTGAGTTTCTCAGCAACTACCTTTTGCTTTTCAATTTCTTTGTTCATTATACTATACCTGGAATTAGTTGACCTGTTGTTAAGTAAGTGCCACATAGGAGAATGAATCCCAACATTGCGGGTCTTCCTACTGCTCTCTCGAAGATATCTTTATTATTCATTAGAAGATACCTGGTATTACTTGTCCTGTTGTTGCGTAAGCACCTACTGCTGCTACGAAACCGAGCATTGCTGCCCAACCATTAAATCTTTCTGCTTCTGGAGTCATTTGTTTGTACCTGTTGTTGAATTGAATTAGAATAAACCTGGTGCTATCCATCCGAATAGACCGTAGTTGATTGTGCCGATCACAAGACCGAGCATTGCCAACCTTCCGTTGACTTTTTCTGCGTACCTCCAGTACTTGCTAGAGGTGTCGATGATAGGTGTCTTCGTCATTAGAATACACCTGGTATGATTTGTCCTGTGGTAGCATAGGCACCTACAAGAGCAACGAATCCTATCATTGCCCAACGACCATTTACTTTCTCAGCGTTCTGAGGATAACCGTCGTAGTTGATAGACTCGTCAATGTATGGACTTACGTCCGTTGGATACATGTTCTGGCGACCTCCGCCTTCAGTAACTGTAGTCATTTTTGTTTTGTTAAGAAACGTAACAATATTATATATACAAGTATTAAGTTTTGTCAACCCCCGTGTGCCAATTATGTGACAGTCTTTCGATTTCTTTATATTTTCTATAGGTTTTACTTATATTTCGTAGCATTTTGGTCGTATATATAGAGAAAGGGTATGTTATACACATGAAAAAGTTTATTCCCTTGGTTATGGTAGCAGGATTTGGTAGTCCTGTGTTTGCGGACATCACTCAGACTATGAGTAGCAGTGTCCAGTTATCCACAGCAGCTGCGGCTACTCAGGTAGAGAGGATAGGTTCAACCTATTCAGTCTCTGGAAGCGGTGTGGATACTACCTACACTCCTACTGGAGGTAGTGCGGTAACAGATGGCATAGGTTCATTGACAGTGGCATCAGGCGTTGGAGCGATACCTACGTTGGAAGCGACCCAAAAAACGGCAGGAAATAGTTTCACATTTAGCCAGTCATTCACTCAAGGTGATGCCTTATCACAGAGTGCTCCTACTACTGGAACAGTTGCGAACTACAGTGACATCACATCTACAGGATCAGGTACAGCAGGAGACCTAGCTGGTACAGTAACAACATCGGGTGCCTTGACGGTGACAGCTGGTGGTGCGGGAACTGTGGCTACAGGTCAGTTCGTAACCACATTGACCATAGATTAAGGTGTCTAGGGCACGTATACATATAGTAATGGCGGGTGTAGCTTCACTATTCGCTACACCCATACTTGCTGTGCCTGTGGTGCCAAATTTTACACAAGGTAGCATGACCTCAGTGACCACCCAGACGGTCACCACGAATGAGACCATAAACCAAATGGATTATGCGACAGGCTGGACTTACTCAGTCAGTGGGCATGGGGTACAACCAGAGGAGGGTTATATCTCTCCTGATAATGTGACAACTCAATCTAATACCGTAGACGGTGTGAATTCAACATGGACTGGACTAGATTTATCATCAACAAACAAACCAAACTGGCAGCAGACAACACCAGGAAACAACTTCAGTCTGCTAGAGCATTACTCAGGACCAGGTCTTCAGACGCATACAATAATACAACGCGAGACCACTATCCAAAGCGTTACAGAAAGCACAAGTATATTCTCAAACTGATCTTAGGACTCTCACTCCTACCATCTCCTAGCTTTGCTACTGATGTAGGAGGAGTCAGTGCGACAGCAAATCCAGTCGCCAATAGTTCTGGCTCGGTGACCAATCAAGCTATACAGGTTTTACAAGGTCCTTATATTACTAACACATATGGTGATGGTATCCAATGCCAAGGTGCTACCATGAATTTTACACCATACGTCACCAGAACAGGAACGTGGCAAGACCCTTACGAGGCGTTCTTCAATGATCCTGTCTACAACATGGCAGATAACAACGATGATAATATACCTGACTCACCTGGTGAGATATTATATTACGTACCAACTAGAACAGGGCAGAAGTCTACCCAGAATATAAACTTAGGGTTCTCTATGACTCTCTCTGTACCTCTGGATAAGAAAGCAATGGAGCAGTGTAAGCAATCAGTTGACCTACACAATGAGTATCGTGCTCAGGTCATTGCTAACAAGAGGTTAGACTTTGAGATTGCGAGGTTAAAAAATTGTGGCGAACTCAAGAAGCAGGGCATAGTCTTCCATCCTAAGTCACCATACTTTAGTGTATGTGCTGATGTTATGTTGATCAACCAACCTAATGTGGTAGGTCCTCATGTACATGATATTCCTACTTCTTCCTCGGCTTCAAGTTTGGAAGACCTTTCGATTGGCGATACCGATTAGCACGAACCTCATCTCTTGTGAGTCTGGGTGGTTCCTTACCTAATTTCTTTTGAATTGTAGTTATAAGTTTCTTTACCACAGGTTTTACTACCCTCAACAGTAGAGGTGTGGCGGCAGCTGCTGCGGTTGCTACGACTGCTATTGATGCTGTTGTACTGACCTGATTTGTTGTAGGTAGATATTTCTCAACAGCACTGGTATCTTCATACAATACTACACAGGTAGTGCCTTGTAGTTCATGTCCTACCACCTTCTCACTACCATCCTGTGTTAGGTCACCCACTCGTGGTTGGTTAGGAGCAGGGCATGGTGTCTCTCCTACACCACCTGTCTCTGGTACCTCTGGTGTGCCTGGTGGATCAGGAGGAGGTTCTACAGCAGGAGGAGGTGTCTCTACATATATGTTCAAATCTTCTGGAGTGTAGTCCATAGCATCATAAGATGGATACTCTCCATCACAAAGAACCCTAGACCCACTGGAATCTTCTTCCTTTAGGTTAGGGTTCTCTCTGTTGGTAGCCGCATCTGGATGAAACTCTACACAACCTGGCATGTCCACGATAGGTGAACCTATGTTCAATATAAACGGTACTGTCTGTGTATGAGGAACGTAGTAATGTATGTTAGGTACACCGATCTTTTGAATACCTATATTGTTAATTGGTATCTGGGGTATCGTCATAAGTTCCTTGGCATCTACGTATCTCTCTTAGTTCTTCAAAGTTCTTATTCTTTTTCCCACCATCATATGCCCACGCATATCCTTGGTCTATCATCTGCTCGTTGAGCGACACAGTTGCATCCCCGATATAACACCACCCAAGTAGACGACCATATTTACCGACCCCACCATCAAGTTCAGTCCTAATAATGAGGTCATCATCACCAGCCACAGCACTTTCCAAGCGTTGCTTAAGCCAGTTAGTCGCGTCAATACCGAGTTCTTTTTCTTCGAGGTTCCTCGTCCTCTTTTCTGGCGTGTCAATTCCTGCTATCCTCACACGTTCTTTTTTGTATAGATCAAACCCAAGGTCAATCGTAACATCTATTGTATCACCATCCACTACTTTGTCAATGCTGATCACTCGGAAGTTGTAACAACTCTTCCTACTTGGTGGCATCATAGTACCCATGATTACTCTCCTCAATCGCTTCTCTGATAATTCTCTTAAGTTGTTTTGCTTGTTTCTTATTGATAGATCCAAGTGATGTATCTATCTTTACCTTTACCCAGTAAAGTCCTATAAGAACAAGTGTAAAAGGAACNGCATCTGCCCATGAGATCTCATTCCATGCTTCAACTACATTTAATACNGAAAAATAATCCATTAGTCTCGTTGTCTCCAATCNTCTGATCTTTCTTGATGAAACCAGTCTGCGATTTCATCTGGTGAATTGAAACCCCTTTTGTGATTACTTGAATCGGGGTCTCCAATATTCAAGTTATTCAGAAAAGAATCGTTAGGATTCCTTGCTAGTCTTCTTGCTTGATTTAACATACCTCTCGCACTGGTGTTTGCCTTTGCTAGTTTCTGTGCCCATATCATATCATATGCTGATACTTCTATCCCTGACGCTATGGATTTACAGATGCCTTCTAACCGAAGACGGTATTGGGTCGATAACATTTATTAATACGTAGTATTAATATCATTTATACACTCAAGATCGCAGTCATAATGAACTCTTTAGACAGGTCAGGTTTTCCAAACAAATCTAGTTGTACACCGTCAGCATCGACAAGGAGATTCTCGTCAAGACCTTTGCGACTGTGTTCCCAGTAGTATGTACCGTCTTCTCTCTTCCAAAAATAACTGGTGTTGTGTGAGTCCAGTAAGAACACACTGATTAGTTCCTGATGTCTCTGCCAACAGGGATCTGCTAATCGTTTTTGATACTCATCCAATCGAGTACCTCTGATGGAAGTTTACCCACTCTTGGGTCAGAGTCTTTGACTGTGTGTGGATCCATCTCACCCTTGGGTAGATAAGTAAGTTCACGAAGTGACCTAACTGTGGGATCGCTTGTAACATTAGTGGGAAGTCGTCCAAGAGCGACATTATCATAGTTAAGTTGATGCCTGTCAAATGTAGCGAGTTCATATTCTTCAGTCAT